AATCCCCGCATTATGTTGTCTTTTATCCATTGGTAAGAGAAGGTTCTCGTCTTGGTGAATCGTTCAAGAACAATGGTGGACAGGTCTTTGATAAAAGTCAGCAAAATACACAACAACCAAAAAATGCCACTGCTCAAACTGCTGCTCTAGGTGCAGGTATTGGTGCTGGTCTTGGCATCGCAGAACAGTTGACTAATGGTGGCGGTAAAAATGCTGGTGGCGTTAGTCTTTTGGGTCGCCTTGGTAGCGTTGCAGCAAAAACTTTAGGTGGTGGACTTGTTGGTGGTGCCATCGGAGCATTGTCAGGTAATCAGGAACTATATACAGGTGCTGGTGCCATTGCTCTACAGATGCCTGAAAATAAAATGTCTGCAGGATATCGAGCAACTTGGAAAGAAGGTGAAATGGGCACATTGCTCGGTGCGATCGGTGCTGGTAACCAGTCTCTCTTGGGTGCAATGAATCCACTAAGTACAGATAACATGAAACTGGCATTACGTTCAGGCGGTAAAATTTCTAAAGTTTTAAGCGACAATGCGCTTGATGTTAATAAAGTGCTAGAATCCACAACTAAAACTGTGACCAACCCATACAAAGAACAATTCTTCAAATCGATGAGTAATAGATCTTTTATATTCGAATATAATTTTGCCCCAAGAAGTGAAGCAGAAGCAAAGGCGATTTTTAATCGCACAACTGGCGGAAAGGGGGATAGTATGGGAATCATTCAAAAGTTTGCATATCATATGCATCCAGAACTCAAAGACTCTGGATACTTCTTCAACTATCCTTCAGAATTTACCATTGTATATTATCATGCAGGAAAAGAAAACCAATTTGTTCGCAAAATTTCCACTTGCGTTCTTACTAATATGACAATAGATTATGGAAGTGATACTGGATTTACTACATTCGATAATGGTATGCCAACCCATGCGACTATGCGTCTAGAATTCTTAGAACTAGAACTAATGACTGCACAAAGAGTCAATCAAGGATATTAAGATGTATTTTAGACAATTTCCAGTATTAAGAGGAAAGTTCGATGGCACCTATAAGGGCATCACAGATATTTTTCTTCGTGTAGCACCAAAAACTCCTATTAAAAATGTGGACTTTTTAGAAACAACTTACATTGAAAATGGAGAAACTCCAGAATTGCTCGCATATAAAATGTATGGAAGAGAAGATTATCATTGGGTTCTACTACTGACAAACAATATCGTTGATGTTCGCGAAGAATGGCCAAGAAAAGATAAAGATCTTTATTCGTATTGCGTAGAAAAATACGGTGAGAATAATATATACCAAGCAGTGCATCATTACAGGACTACAGATATGCTTGCATCACAAGGTGTCCCACAAGGAATTATTGTTGATTATAATTCGGCAAAAGTTCTATCGGGTGAACATGAACCAGTTTCGAACTGGGACTATGAAGTCGAGTTAAATGAGCAGAAGCGACAAATAAAGTATATTCCAAAGAATTTAATTGGTAAGTTTGTTTCGGAATTCCAAAGATTAATTAGAGTATAATATGTCGGATCCAAAATCAAAACAGTTATCAAATCCAGGTGACGTTTCTTTTAAGACTGTTGAGATTCAAAGTGTCAACGGCGAGGTTCTTGACATCAAAAATTTTATTGTCGAACTTAACATCTATGAGGATATATTTTCCAATGCACTACAGGGTGTTCTGATTGTTGTAGACTCGAAAGAACTTCTTTCTGGATTACCTCTCGTTGGAGACGAACTTTTAAATCTTTGGGTCCAAACTCCATCTTTTGGTGATGAATATGGTGAAAGTATCAAAAAGACATTTTCAATTTATTCGATTAAGAATAGAATGTTGAATGCTGACCGTGAACAAATGTATGCATTATACTTCTGTTCCATGGAAGCAGTCAGTGATAATATTACTCAAGTAAGTAAAAAGTACGAGGGTACTACCGATGAAATCGCAGATAAACTTTATACTGATTATCTAAAGCAAAAACGTTGCTTCGGTGGAATCGATAATAAAGATGAAACTCCGATGGTCATCGCAGATACTCCACACGAGGGTAAAATTGCATTCGTTGCAAATATGTGGTCACCATTCCGTTGCCTCAATTATGTAGCGCAAAGATCTATCGGTGCTAAACAAAAATCGCCGAGTTTCTTGTTCTATGAAACTACTAGACAATTCTATTTTACTTCTATTGACAATTTGATTAAGAGTCAATTAGACGATAGTTCTGTATTTGCTGAGTATGTATATTTACAAAAACCTGTCAACCCTGAAACAAATTTGACTGGGGGAATAACTTTTGATACTTCCAAACCAGGATTGGACAAAGGTTTCAACACTGTATCTGATATTCGTTTTAATGAACAAGTAGATATTCTAAAGTCGCAGGATCAAGGAAGATTCGCCAGCACTACAACAATTTTCGATATTATGATTAAAGAAGCGACAAACGCACCACACGATTATTCATATTCATATCCTGATATTATTCATATGGAAAATTACCGTATTGAAAATGGTAAAGCAACATTTGATGAGAAATCAAAAGATAATATGACATATCCTGCCAACGTAACTCGTTCAGCATTGTCTAAACGTTTCTTCCGTCCTGTGCATAGAAAAGTTCTTACTACTAGTGACGATGAATTACTAGACTATGCACCAGATAAATGGTTGGGTATGAGACAAAGCGTTCTTGAAGATATTTCTGGATTGCGTATGCATATTACAGTTCCTGGAAGAACTGACGCTGAAGTTGGTAAGATTATCAACTTTAAATATCCCAAGGTCGGAGACAGTGCAGATAAATCAGATCCAAAAAACCATTGGGATCCCTTTCTTTCTGGTGTATGGATGATTACCGCGATTCACCACAAGATGACTCCAGTAGCACATAATATGATTTTGGAAATTGCTAAGGATTCTTTCCATACGGCATTCCAAGCAATCACACGTGCACCCGCACCAACCCCACCAGCAGCAGATGATCCTGAAGTGCAGGCAGATCAGCAAAATGGTGTATCTCCGTCATCTCCTGGACCGATCAATAAAGCAGGTTGGACTCACCCAACTGGTGGTAAGGGTAGAATTACAAGTAAAACTGGACCAAGGCAAGCACCTACCTCTGGTGCATCTACAGGACATAAAGGGTATGATATTGGAGCACCAAAGGGTACTCCAGTTTTCGCAGTCAAAGATGGTACAGTTATTAAAGCAGGTTGGCAAAATGCAGGTAAACACTATGGTGAAGGTTCTGGATATGGTTTACGTATTACCATTGATCATGGTGGAGGTTATACATCTGTATATGCCCATGCAAACGAGGGGTCTCTCAAGGTAAAAGTGGGAGATAAGGTAAAGGCAGGACAGCAAATTATGCAGGTCAACAATACTGGAAATTCTACAGGACATCACCTACACTTCGAGATTAATTTAAACGGTAAGTTCCAAGATCCTGGACCTTACATTTCGTGAGATAAAAATGGCAGATAATTTCTTTTCAAATAATGATTCAAACTTTTATTGGTTCTTCGGATGTGTTGAAGATCGTGGAGATCCTATGCGTATTGGTCGCGTAAGATTGCGAATTCTTGGTTATCACACAGATGATAAAGAACAGTTACCAACCGACGATCTTCCTTGGGCGATGCCAATTATGCCCGCAAATAGTGCCAGCACTTCTGGTATTGGTTGGTCCCCAACTGGTCCAGTAGAAGGTACTTGGGTGTGGGGATTCTTCATGGATGGCGCAGAAGGTCAGCAACCTGCTTTTGTTGGGACAATTAATGCTGTTCCTGCGAGCAATGGTAGCGGCGGTGGGGGTGACGGATCAGGTAACTCTCCTACCTCGGGAGGCAGTGATGGTAGTGGTAGTGGTAGTGGTAGTTCTAATAAAGTCGATCCTGCTGCTCTAGAAAAGTTAAAGAATTGCAACTGCAGCAGTTTTGCTAAAAACATTATGGCGCGTGGTAATAAATCAAATATTAATCAAATCATTAAAGCATGTCGAGCAGCAGGATATAGCAACAATGCAGTTGCTGCATTTCTGGCAATCGCTGGTGTAGAATCTGCGTTTAGTCCTATTGCCGAAAACACCAATTGGTCAGTCAAGACCATGCTGAAGAATTTCAGGAAAGTTCGTAATAGAGGTGAAGCATTTGCTCGTCAGTTAAAGTCAGCAGGTCCAATTGCCATGGCAAACTTTATCTATGGTGATACCAGTAAGGGTCTTGGTAATGCCAATTGCAATACTATTACCACCTCTCCACTGGATGGTTATAAATTCCGTGGACATTCTTTTGTGCAAATAACTGGTAAAGATGCATTTGCGAAGATTGGTAAGATAATTGGAGAGGATCTAGTGTCCAATCCACAAAAAGTAAACTCCAGCGTCGAATTTAGTGCCAAGTGCTGCCTTGCATTTTATCAGTATAAAGGAGTAAAGACTTCTTCTCTTGTTGGTGATAATGCCATTGAAATTTTGATTAAACAAACTGGTCTTGATATTAATAAGAATCACCAACACAAACGAGAATTATATAAGTGCTTTATGGAAAACTTTACTAAGAACGGGAACTTTATCTGATGTTGGATGTTCTGCTCAACCAAGATTTATCTAAAATTTTAGATAATACTAAAATAAGCAAGGTTCTTTCTGCGACAGAAATTAAGCAATTGATGGGATCCATCGCGCATGATGTTGGCGGCGGTTCACATTCTACAATTTCAGATAGTGGTAAAGTCGGGGCATATGGTTTCAATCTCGAGGCCCTACAGACTGTTGGTGCAGTCGCGCCTAATGCTATCGAAAAAACATTAGAGAATATTAAAAAGAATATTCCTGACATTTCAATACTGACAAAGAAAACTTGGATTAGAGAACAGTCATCTGATTCTCTCGCGAAGTTTGGTCTTGGTGGATTGATTGGTAAAAACCTCGGTAAAAACTTTGCGCTTGATGCTCTTAATAAATTGGGACTTCCGATTCCAACGAACATTGGTAATGTTGGTAATAATCTAAACTTTGCTGCTCTCGCTGATCCTAAAATCTGGACTGCGAAAATTGGCAGTGCAGCAGCGATTGCAAATACAGTTGTCAACCAAGCAAACGGTTCGGTAGGATCCGCAGTTTCTTCTGTTAAAAACACTCTTTCTAAGGAGGGGTCTGGTCTTACTACAAAGATTGCATTGACAACATCTGCCTCAGGATCGAATGAAGTATTAAGCACTACAAATAAAATGGTTAACACCATAACAAAGACACTTACTTCTTCTGCGGTAAAATCTGCTACTGCATTAATTACTAATTCAGTCAAACTTCCATCTGCAACTAAGGTTGCATTTGAATTAGTTTCCAACCAAATTGATAGAAAAACATCTGCAGTAAATGAAGCAATTGATGTTTCTTTTGATCCATTCAGAATAGCACCTTCTGTTGAAAATTTAACGAATGCAGTCTCTGTAGTTACTTCTTTGGTTGATACACATGAAAAAGAAGTCACAGAAATTATCGATGATGCTCACATCGAGCAGATTACTAATCTTGGCGGCGGTGGTGGTGGATTTTTAAACGATCCATCTTCCCAAAACAATGCTATGGTTTCTTTGCTCGATAGAAATATCAAATCTCTTCTTTCTGCAAAGGCAATTACAGCGGATTCACCCAAAGATGTTATCATGGGAATGCTGTCTGTTGCTAATGGTCAGGGAATCGACACAGCGATTAAGTTCGCAAATGGATTGATTAAAACCAGTTCTAGTGGAAAAACTTCCATGGATTTCTTTGGGGTTGGGTTTTCGGCAAACAAATTATTAGACGATCTTCTACAAACAAAACCTGGATCACCAACAATCTCTGCACCCAACCCAGCAGAACTTGTTCAGGCAAAACCAACTGTGGCAAATCAACCCACAAACGAGGGACTTCGAGATACTGATCCGACAAAGGGATATAAAGATCCAAATAATGTCTATCCCAAGAAAGAATATCTCGAAGCAGGTAACGGTGATGTCAATGCACTCGCGGTTGGGAAAAATCCAGGAGAAACTAAAGCACTACCACAGGATCAAACGATCCACGGTCAACATGATGCACAAAGGACAACTTCGAAACCTATTGCTGGTCGAACAGGCGAGTCTGTTTCTCAACCGAAGTCTGCCTTTGCTGCTGAGTATCCATACAACCATACCTACCAGAGTGAATCTGGTCACACTATGGAATTTGATGATACGCCGAATGCAGAACGTGTTTCTCTAAATCATAAATCAGGCACGTTCCAAGAAATGCGACCAGATGGTTCGCAGGTAAATAAAATTATTGGTGACGGTTATACGGTTATCGATCGCAATGGTGTTATTACGATCGAAGGCAAGGCAAATGTTCACGTTGGTGGCAGTTGTAATATCTATGTAGCAAACAACTGTAATCTTACAGTCGGTGGTAATACGAATATCGATACACACGGAAACGTTGACTGGAAAGTCGGTGGCAACATGAACCTTGCTGTCAAAGGAACCTTTGCTACTCGCGTCGATGGTGATTATTCAATGGATGTCAATGGTAATATTGACTCTGCCACTTCAGGTTCTTGGCGTCTTGGATCTGCGACAAGCGTGGACATTCTGTCCAACAACAAGATTAATATTGATGCTACCTCTGATATTAACATTAAGTCCGACGCGAAGGCGAATGTTTACGGCGCAGAGACAAACATCAAGGCATCTGGTAAGACAAATATCCAAGCAGGTTCAACGATGAATGTTAAGGGTGGTGGTGCTACCAATGTTGATGGTGCAATCATTACAGTAAATCCTGGAAGCGCAGGTTCTGCGGTGACCGCATCGGATGGTACTCCTCCTGATATTACTATTGTTGCAGATCCAGTTTCACCGATGACTCCAAGTGAACCTGAATTTGTTGGAGGTGGCGGTGGTGTCTCTCCGGATGAAGCAAAGGGTATGGATTATGATGGCGAAGATGGTATTGCAGATAGCAACGCTGCAGGTATTGAGGATAGCGCGACTCCTGGAGAAGATGGATCAAGTAGTCCAGAAAGCGGAAAGGTCGCACCTACTGCATGTAATGTAACTAAGACTGGAACCAAACTCCCAGATATTAACATTTCAAATGGCGTAAATTATGGGATGAAAATCTCTGATAAATTTACCTTAAAAGATGTAATGGTCAAGGGTAAGTTGAGAGCGTATGGTGGATTCAGCAAAGCAGACATGATTGCAAACATGCGCTGTTTGGCAGTAAACTGCTTAGATCCAATCAGAACTAAGTTCCCTGGAATGTATTTCACATCAGGATTCCGAGATTATATTCCATCTGGAGGATCAACAACCTCGCAGCATATGCTCGGGCAGGCAGTTGATATGAAATTCAACGGTATGAGTAAGGCGAAATATCATGACGAGATTGTGCAGTGGATTATCAAAAACGTTCCTTACGATCAAGTTCTTCTAGAATATCTACCTTCGGGCGGACACTGGATTCATATCTCATTTAAACAATCTGGGAATCGATACCAACACTTTACCATGTATAATCACAAACGTGTTTCGGCAAATGGATCGTTTAAAAAATACTAAAAGGCATATAAATAAGTATTATGAAGACAGTCAGAATATACAAAGATTTAGATCTTTCCTTTACTCCGCATCCTGGAACGGGTGACTTGGGGATGAAGTTTGACATCAATTCAGTTAAGCAATCGCTTAGAATATTATTGTTGACTGCGAACGGTGAAAGACCGTTTAACTATATTGTTGGTTCGCCGATTTATATGATGTTGTTTGAACCTATGGATCTCGTTACTGCAAACATGTTAGAGGCACAAATTACGCTTCTGATCACTCAGTTCGAACCTAGATGTAAACTTGAATTGGTTGAGGTGTCACCAAATTTTGACCTTAATCAATATGACATAACCATCAGTTTCTATGTAGTCGGCAATCCCGAACCAATTACATATTCAACATTCTTAAAGAGAGCTCGCTAAATGGCAGAACTTAGAGTAACAGAACTTGATTTCCACGGAATCAAGCAAAACCTGAAAGAATATCTTGCTTCACAGGATGAATTTTCAGATTATAATTTCGAGGGATCTGCAATGTCAGTCCTACTCGATGTTCTTGCATATAATACGCACTACAATGCTACTCTTGCACATCTTCTTGCTAATGAAATGTTCCTCGATAGTGCGTTAAAAAGATCTTCTGTTGTTTCTATTGCAAAGACAATGGGGTATTTACCAAATTCTCAGACTTGTGCAAGAGCAGAAGTCTCATTAGAAGTAGTCGCACCAGCAAACTACGGTCCAGATTCTCTCACATTATCTAAAAACACTTCTTTTACTGCGACAGGAATTCCTTCTGACCTAGTACCAAGTGGTGTATACTCATTTAAACCTGATGACGATTATACTGTTACTGTATCAGATCAAAATGGATCGATAAAAACATTTACATTCGGGGATATTAAATTAATCGAAGGCAACAGAGTCGCAAATACATTCTTTGCAGATAGTACAACTCTGTCTGGACCATTTATCATTCCAAACAAAAATGTAGATATTACTACGGTTACGGTTTCTGTTCAAACCCCAAGTGATGATATAACTACGTCTTTCAATTATTCAGATACATATCTTAACATCGATAATAATAGTAATGTGTTTTGGATTGAGATGGGTTATGACGGTTTATACCAAATCGTATTTGGCGATAACATTTTAGGGAAGCAATTAGAATACGGTGATATTATTACTGTTGAATATTTTGTTGGTTCTGCAGATGGCGCAAATAACTTATCCAATTTTTCTGTGAGTAATATCCTTACTGGATCGACAGAGACTAAAACAGTAGAAGTCATTACACGTGCTTCTCGTGGTGCGCAAGCAGAGAGCATTGATAGTATTAAATTCAATGCACCAAAATTCAATACAACCAGAGATCGTGCAGTAACCTCTGATGACTACGCAACTCTGATTAAGAGAAGATTCCCTGGAATTAATTCTATCAGTGTTTGGGGTGGAGAAATTAATGATCCGCCGATTTATGGTAGAGTGTTTATTTGTTTAGATCCAGTTGCTGGCACGGTTATCACAGAATCAGATAAGGATACAATCGCGCGAGATATTATCGCACCAAAGAGTGTAGTCTCGATCCAACCTGTTTTTGTTGATCCCGAATATACATTCATCAGTGTTAATTCGACAATTAAATATGATCAGAAGAAAACTTTCGAAACTTCATCCGAACTTGCTACTAGAGTTAGACAATCTGTAATCGATCACTTCGACCTTAATGTGAATAAACTTGCGCAAGATTTCTACTATTCAAAATTGAGTGCAGAAATCATGGATACTTCTAGTTCGATCATTACGAATAATATTGATCTTACTTTACATAAACGGTTCACTGGTGTAGTATCAAATCAAATTTCATTCAGATTGGATCCAAATTTCGGACAACCTGTGCAACCAAATAGTTTGCGTTCTACGTATTTTAATACGTTGTTAAATAATACCTATTATGACGCATATATGGTTGATGTTCCAGATCAATCTCCTCCAGATCCATTGGGAACTGGAACAATTTACCTGAAACAAATTGGCACTGATGTAGTTCTATCTTCTAGTTTCGGAACAATAAATTACGGAACAGGCAAAATACTTATACCGACCTGCTATTTTATCTCTTTGTTGGGTGGTGCAAATGCATTTAGAATTTACGTCAAACCACAAAATGTCACAGCAGATATTACAACTAAAATTTTAACAAGAACTCTCGAAGATTATACGGGAGCAATTATTCCTACGATTTCTAGAAATTCTCTGCTCAAATTAGATCAAGATAGTGCTGCTAATGTTGCTGCTAATATTACTACGGGTCTACAGGTAACGGTTACAACATAATGAATCTTATTCCACCATCCAAGAAAGTTGTTACTGGATTTACCATAATCTCAGGCGGGAATAACTATGTCTCGCCAACTATTGAAATTGATGGTGGTGGTGGTATTGGCGCATCAGTAGAAGCAACTGTTGTTGGCGGTAAAATTACTGCATTGAATATTATCAATCAGGGATCTGGTTTCACTACTCCCCCTACTGTCACTATCGAAGATGATGAAGGGGAAGGTGCATCAATAACTGCAATAATTGGCGATCCTCCATATAAGAATAAACTAGAGTTTCTCATTCAGGAGCAACTTCCCGAATTTGTTCAAAATGAATATACTGGATTCGTAACCTTTCTAGAAGGTTATTATCGTTTTCTTGATCAATCAGGAGAAGTCAACAATTTTCTTTTGAGCGCAAAAGATTATTCTGATGTCGATACTACATTAGAAGCATTCATTGAGCAATTTAGATCGCAATATGCAGTAGACATTCCAAAAAATGTGCTTGTCAATCAACGCAGACTCGTAAAACTGATTCGCGATTTTTATGAATCTAAGGGTGCAGAAGATTCAATCGAACTTCTGTTCAAGATCCTATATGATGAAACGGTAGAATTCTTTTACCCCTCGACGCACATCCTAAAAGCATCAGATGGTGTTTGGATTGAAGATGTTATTATTAGAATAATCGAAGGTGATGATGACGTTGATCCATTTACCTTACAAGGTAAGATTTGTAATTTAGTTTATTACGAAAATACTGGCGTTCAGATTTTTCCAAAGACAATCGAAACGACGGTAACTGGCGTAAAGAAACTAGCATACACTCTACCAGCAATTTACGAACTCAATGTATCACTTCCTAAGAATTCTCCTCTAAAAGTTCCAGGTGCAGGTGCAGTTGCAACACTCAACATAACTAGTGGAGTAATCACAAGTGTAACAGTCGTTTCTGGTGGATCAGGGTTTTATGCTGCCCCAGAAATAACTTTAACTGGCACAAACGGATCAGGTGCAGTTCTTCGTGCAAACATTGTAGATGGTGAAGTTGATACGATTGCTGTCATCCAAGGTGGATCTGGTTATATTGAAAATGATGATGAGAATGAAGAAGAAAGTATTGAAGTAGTCTTTTCTACAGACTCTATTCGAACTCATATTCATCTGCCATCAGATCCCAATACGATTTATGGTTATGTTATCCGTCAATTATCTACAGTAGAAGTTATTTCCTGTGATGGTGATGGCGTCGATGACGATTGTGGATTTAGGGTCGGGCAGATTTATCAAATCGACGAGCAAAGTGTTGTCGGTCAATACGTAATAGATCCACCGATGTCTGCTGTCACAGACACTCTCATCGATGCTATCGATGCAAATCCATTAGAGTATGGAACATATGATGCCGAAAGATTTGCTGATGGTATTAATGATCCATTCTTCAATATTGGTGATGAATATATTAGGGTCAATCGCGATAACAGAGCATCGATTAGAATTTCATCCATTGATGAATCTGGATGCGTTACTGCTGTTACCATCTTCAATACAGGATTCGAGTTCGAGCAGGAACAATTCCAAACAACCATCATATCTCCAAATGGATGTGAAGCAGTTCTTGCATTTACCACTGGTGCCGTTCTCGTAAAGGCAGGTAGATTTAAAGATTCCCGTGGTATGTTGTCGAACATCAACAAACTACAAGACAATTATTATTACCAGAACTATTCCTACGTAATTAAATCTGGCGTGACCTCGAATACATGGTTACCAATAATTAATAAAACTGTGCATCCTGCTGGTATGGCGGTATTTGGTGAATTGCTCATCACACAGACAATCGATATGGTTGATTATATTGGTGTTCTAGAAATCCTAGTGCTCAATGAATTCTTTGGTGACATTACGGTGATCAATGACCAAACTAGATCTGTTGATTTTGAAAAGGTTCTATTAGATAATGTTGATGGGCGCAGATCTTACTATGCGATTCCCGACTATGTCCCAACTGAATATGCATCAGCAGATTCAGACTTACTAAAAGTGCACTTCTATAAGGTTCTTTCTGATCTCACAAATCTGTCAGATTCAGTAGATTTACTTTACGACAAGGGACTCTATGATACCGAAGAAGATGCTACTTCTATGGTCGATTCTTTCGACCGTGTTGTTCAATATTTCAGAGAGTTTAACGATGTTGCAACACCAACCGATTCTTTCGATCGTGTCGTGCAATATTTTAGAGTGTTCGACGAAGGAACTTCTCTAAGCGATTCATTTGATCGTGTAGTTCAATATGTCAGACTTTTTAATGAAGAAATATCGTCGACCGATTCTTTCGATCGTGTCGTGCAATATGTCAGAGAGTTTGACGAAGAAACAACTCTGATCGATTCCTTCAGCAGAGTTGTTCAATATGTTAGACTATTTAATGATGCGTTCTATACCTCGCATACTACTGCAGTCGATTTTGGTAAAACTCTAATAGAAGATCCGCTTTGGGTTACTAGAGATTTCTGGGCAAATCCTGATTATAGTGGTACTGAATTTGCATGGAATGCAGAGGAAACAATTGAAGTTGCGTTTGGTAAAAACGTTTCGGATTCTTATAGTTCATCCGATATCATTGATATAATTTCGTTTGGCAAAGTTATCACAGACACTGCAAGCATATCAATAGAGCGTCCAGGATTTGTAATCAATAAAGTATTGTCTGAAACAATTTTTGCATCAGATGCCAAATCTATCACAACTGCACTCCCGACTTTGGCGGATTCATTTATTGTTTCTGAAGATTCTATCATTAGTAATCTTCTAACTAAAACAGAAATTGCAACAACTCTGGACTACTATAATAAGGTTTTGCAAATCTCCAGTGCAGATGGCGCAGAAACCTCAGAAATTATTTTCATCGAAGACGAAATTCCGCATATTGATATGGTTGGAGTGAATGAGAGTTCAAGAATGATTATAAATAAAGGAATCGGGGACATGCTTGGCATAACTGATTCAGGAATTATTAACACTCAAGATTATGTCAACGGTGATTTTGGTTCAGACTTTGTTGGTCAAGCCGTTTATTTTTAACTAGAAGAAGGTAACTCAAATGAATCTCAAAGAAAAAATCGCAGGTGCTACTGGTAAACTTCGCATCGTCGTTCAAGACGAAGTGACAGGCGAAATCAAGCACGATATCGAAACAACAAACCTTGTTGTTGATACAGGTCTTAACTATATCGCATCGCGTATGGTCGGGACTTCAAAGAATGTTATGTCTCACATGGCAGTTGGTTCAGACGACACTGCTGCAGCGGCAGGTGATACCAACGTTGGATCGATTCTTGGTTCGCGCAAGGCGTTGACAAGTTCGACTGCAACTCTCAACGCTGTTGAATATGTTGCAACTTTCGCTGCAGGCGAAGGTACTGGTGCAGTTGTTGAGGCAGGAATCTTCAATGCTTCAACATCAGGTGATATGCTTTGCCGCACCGTGTTTGATGTTATCAACAAGGGCGCATCAGACAGCATGACTATCACTTGGACGGTTACTGTATCGTAATATAACATGCCACTTCTTCTAAGATCGCAAGGGCGACAAGAAATAGCAAGAAGCGTTTATCGTGACATTTACAACGAAAACGATTACTACTATTTCTTTGTCTCCCGCACTCTCGAATGGGACGAGAACCCACCTCATGGTGAGGAAAACCCAGAGCAACCTGTTGACTCTGTGTCATACTCAAACACGTCTCATAGAAACACATTGTTTGTAAAAAGAATAAATGCAAATGATGCGGTCTTAATGGCACCAAGATATAATTGGACACTAGGTACAGTTTACGCTCAATATGATGATTTATATGGGCAAACTAATGCGAACGGAAGATTGATTGCACCAGATGGGGGTGCATCATCATTATCGACTGCTAGGTTCTATGTTATAACTGATGAATATAACGTATATAAATGTATCAGTAATGGTAAAAGAGGTGATGCATCCTCTGATCTTCCATCTGCAAGCACAGTCAAACCTACAGGAACAGATACGAATGCGTTTGAAACATCAGACGGTTATATTTGGAAATTTATGTTTCGTGTCGAAGCAGGTGATGTCACCAAGTTTCTAACACCAACGCATATTCCAGTTCGTAAGATGTCTGGGTTTGGTGAACCACAATATGACGTAAACGGGTTTGTAGACAGAATTGATGTTACGTTCGGTGGTTCAGGATACTCATCTGCACCGTATGTTCGTATTCAGGGCGACGGTAAATCTGCACCTGATGTAATCATCGACAGTACCACAGGACAAGATGCAGAAGCATTTGCTACTTGTGCTACAAATGGAGCAAATCAAGATATTGTTTCGCAAATCGTAGTAACGAATGGTGGATCGGGGTATAGATCTGCGCTCTCTAAAACCTTTGATGGATCCTCTACGGGTGATATTTCACTCACGACCGACGAAATTAGTATCACTAGTCATGGGTTTACGAACCTTGATCTCGTCAAATATTCAAATGGCGGCGGAAATTCTATTGGTGGATTAACACACAATAGATCGTATTATGTAATTCGTATTGATGCAAATACAATTAAACTCGCCACTTCATATGATGATGCAGATACAGATGTTGCGATTGACTTTACTTCATTCGGTATTGGCGATGCACATTCGCTAACATTCGAAGGAACTAAGGTGTATCTTGCAGGAGGTACTGGTACTGGAGCAACTGCTTCTGCAGTTATCACGGGGGGTGTAATTACTGGAATTACTGTAACAAACGGTGGTTTAGGTTATACTGGTGCCAGAGCAACTGCTGCTTTGGGAACAGGTGCAACTGCTGGTAAAGTAGTTTCAGTCACAGTAACCGAACCTGGATCTGGATTCTCGTTTGCGAATATCAATTTCATTCCTGTCGCTGGTGATTCAATTACCGAAACTGCAGCTGCAGCTGCGGTGCTTGGATTTACTGAGGGTGGCACACCACAAGAAAATGTGGAGGCGGCCGCCATTCCTGGAACTATTGACAGAATAGTAATTCTCTCAAGTGGAAATAGTTACATCCAAGGGGATGCCTCTGTCTCTATTGTAGGTGATGGACAAGATGCGCAAGCAAGATTGACATTAACTAACGGCGAAGTTACTGGCATTACTATTACAAATCCAGGATCTGGTTATAGTTTTGCTGAAATTTCTGTAGTTAATGCTTCTGAAAATTCTCCAGGAACTGGCGCAAGGTTCAGAGCAATTATCTCACCATATGGTGGACACGGGTCGAACCCACAGAAAGAGTTGTTTGCTAAGAGTTTATCGTTGACGGTTTCTCTTACCAATGAAACCTCTGACACATTCCTAAACAACGACTTTAGACAATTAGGTATTGTAAAGAATCCTAGAATTTTCGGATCTTCTAGTAACTTTACTTCAAATACTGGCAATTGTTGTTATGTTGTCGTAATAAATAATCCTGAATTGGTAGATTATGATGATGTTATTGAGGGCGATGATGGAGGAAGATTCATTGTTGTCCAAAAAGAAGATAGTAATAATGATGGTGTCGTAGATAGAATTCACTTGTTGCCTATTATACCAAAACTTTATGTATCGACTCAGTTGACTAATGTGAATACAGAAGTGGCATTAGGATCTATTGTACCCGATTCCTTTAATATAGGTACAGTAGCAGAACCTATTCTTGTTGATTATCTGGAACCAGAAGTTGACAATAGAACTGGTGAAATCATATATCTAGATAATAGAGTTAAAATAATTAGAACATCTGATCAAGTCGAAAAAATCAGAGCATTGATCAATTTTTAAAAGAAGTAGGAAAATATGGCACTGAATTTAAATACATCTCCGTATTATGATGACTTTGATGAGGCGAACAAGTTTCATAGAATTCTCTTCAAACCTGGATATGCGGTTCAGGCTCGCGAACTTACACAATTACAAACCATTCTCCAAAATCAAGTTAATAAGTTCGGCGACCATATTTTCAAGAATGGCGCGATCGTTTCAGGTTGCGACGTTCAGATTGATAATGAATTATCATATGTAAAAATTGATGCAAATGCTGCTGGAAATGCACGACTGCCAGAATATATCGGTAGAACAGTCGAGGGCGGTAACAATCTTACAGCAGTAATCGTAGACGCAATTGAAGCAACAGCAACAGATCCAGGAACTCTTTACCTGAGATACACAAGCGGTGATGGTAGCACAAATGCTGTCCACTTCACTGGCGCAGAAACTCTTACAGTTTTGCCAACTCCAGACCCAGAGGATACAGACCCTCTAGCAGATGATATATTTACTGTTCAAGCACTTGAAGTTGATACTGACGTATTGACAAATAACTATTGGGGTCGTGCCACTCGCATGACTGTCGGTGAAGGTATTCTTTATATCGACGGTAAATTTATTCTCCATAGTTCGCAGACAATTTATCTTTCAAAGTATACTGGCAACCCAACTGGTAGTGTATGCGTTGGTGCAGATGAGCAAGTATTAGACACGGGAGACGGTGTAGTGGGCGAGACTCTTCTCGATCCAGCACAAGGCACATATAACTTTGCTGCTCCTGGCGCAGATAGATACTATGTATCGACTGACCTAATTTTCGTCAATATTGGGGATACAATCCCAGACGGATATTATGAAGTTGCAACAGTTGTTTCTGGTGGTCTTAATAGAACACATACCTCTGACATCTATGCCAAACTTGGCGACAATCTAGCACGCAGAACATATGATGAATCAGGTAATTATACGACAAAGGCATTTCCTGTTCTTGTTCGCGAACATCTAAATGTTGGTGGCAATAACGGTCTTTATACCGAAGAACTTGGTGGTGATGAATTTCTTCTTGCAGTCGGTCTTGAAGCGGGTAAAGCATATGTTCGCGGTTATGAGTACGAAACTCGCCAGACAGAATATGCTATTACTGAAAAGGGTATTGACACCGTACAGAAATATAGTGTTCCCATTAGTTCTGCTTATGGCAACTATGTTGTAGTAACAGACTATAAGGGTGTTCTGCCACTAGATGGTTCTAAGATTTCTCTACGCACCGACCCGCAAAACGGCGTTTCTGGTTCACAGACAGCAGTTCAAGGTACTGAAATTGGTACTGCTCGTGTTCGTCACATTGAACATGTTGGACCTGATGCTCCAGGAACTGCAACTGCAGTGTATAACATCTACGTTTACGATGTTCAGATGACAGCAGGAGACTTCGCCGACGTTAGTGGATTGTATTACTCGACCAGTGGAACCAACGATGGTTATGCTGACGTTGTTGAATCTGTATTGAAGTCATCACAATATAATAAACTACTCTATAGAATGCCATCGCGTGCTACTAAGACAATCAAACCACCATTTCCTTCTGGTAGTTATGAAACATCGTTATATTATACTAAGGTATATGAAAATATTGATATAACATCGGGTGTTGGTAGCATTACACTATCGGGCAATGAGTTCTTTATCCAAGATCAAAATGATGCGATTGAAACTTACATCAATAGAAATCTTTTGATGGTTCGAGATACTGGTGGTGCAATTGTTGATCTAACAGTAGGCACAGTTGATGCACAGGATCCTTCTTCGCAAATTATTAGTTTTTCTGGACTTGGTTTCTCTGATACGGTTACAGTATATTCTACAGTCGAAGCAAACTTTGCTGCGCCTCTTAGGAAAACTCTGAACCGAGCGAGACATGTTGCGTTTGACCTTTCACTAAAAATTCCTACTACTGGAGTAAATACTAGCACTGAAGTTATTACATATAATAATCACGGTCTGCAAACGAATGATAAAATCAAGTATAAAGCGAATGGCGGAACTCCGATCGGCGGACTTACTGATGGAACTGAATATTTCGCAATCAATCTTGGGACGAATACATTTTCGGTTTCTGCATCTTCGGGTGGTTCAGCAATAAATCTTTCGGGTACAGGTAACAATAATCAATACTTCTTCAAGGTAGATGGCGCTGCGTCATTAAACTTGGGCGTTGCTGACGTATTCTCTGTTGATGCTGTTTACAGAGCACCAGTTGGAACCACTACACGTGCGGCCGCTGTAACAACAGGTACTGATATCACCTCGCAATATACGTTGGATAATGGTCAGCGTGATAACACATACGAACTTGCTAAACTTATACAAGCAAATAATGCACCTTCCCTGGAAGGTTTTAATCTGATTGTCAAGTTTAGTTACTTTACTCATGTCACATTGTCAACGAATGCTGGTTACTTCGCGGTCGACTCATATGATGTATTGGATAGTGCAGAACCTGATAGTGCCTTTATCAAGACATACGAGATTCCAATTTATACTTCACCAACGACTGGTGAATCGTATGACCTACGCGACACGCTGGACTTCCGAGTAAGAATTACCGACTCAGTTACACCTGCTACATTTGCAACAATCGAGTCAGTACCAGTCAATCCAGCAAATTCAACTGGAACAATATTTAAACCATTGGGATTGAGTAATCTTACTATTCCTCGTCCTGAGCAAGAAATTAATATCAACTACGAATATTACGTTGGTCGTAAAGACAAGATCGTAATGGATGACCATGGAGTGTTCAGCGCAGTTAGTGGAACTCCATCACTAACTCCTGTCGAACCACTTACTCCAGAAAACGCGATGTGTATTGCGATCGTTACAATTCCACCATATCCTTCGCTTGCTCCTAATGTTGCAAAGTCAACAGGGCGCAATGAATATGGTGTAACTTTCCGCACCCTTGATAATCGACGCTATACAATGCGCGATATTGGTGCAATTGAACAACGTGTTTCTCGCCTAGAATATTATACTACTCTGACACTTCTCGAAAAAGCAACAGAGTCTCTGTTTATTCCGAGTGCCACAGATGAAATGTTGAATAGATTTAAACATGGTATTCTAGTAGATGCGTTTACTGGACACAATGTAGGTAATCCAAAGGATCTCAACTATAGTTGCTCGATTGATGCAGTCAATCAAGAACTCCGTCCTTACTTTAATATCGAAAATGTTGATCTAATTTTTGATTCTGCAAATTCTATTGGCGTAAAAAAGACAGGCGATCTTCTAACACTTCCATATAACTATGGTGTTCTTACTCAGAATAAATTTGCTTCGAAGTCTAGAAACTGCGTTGGAGAACTCCTATTCAATTACATTGGAGATATGACCCTAGATCCTCCAGTTGATAACTGGACAGATACTGCACAACTTCCTGACCTCGCAGTAAACTTTGACGGCAACTACGACAACTTTGCTGCCATGGCAAATGCATGGGGAACTCAATGGAATGACTGGCAGGACATCGTAACTGGTCGTTCGATTTCGACCGATACAACTACAACAGGTGGACAGACTCGCGTATCTGGTGACACTCTTTTCCAAGAGCAAATTCAGATCTCAACGACAACCACTACGCAGCGTCAAACACGTCAAGGTGTGACTATGGGTGTTACTCCAGAAACTACGACGAGGGATCTTGGTAATCGCGTAACAAATGCTTCTATCATTCCATATATGAGAAGTGTAACAATTACAGTTAAAACTAAGAGATTAAAACCTCTGACAAGAATCTATCCATTCTTTGACGGTATTGATGTTACAGCACATTGTCGCCCACTATCAAGTGCTGCTCTAACTGCATCACCGACTGATCCAGCAGAATATTCTGCATATGCTATTGCTGGTCCAACGGGTGTTTATGGTGCTCCGTTGGTTACTGATGCCAATGGCGAACTTGCAATTCAGTTTAAAATTCCTGCTGGTACGTTTAGAACAGGAACCAAGAACTTTAGAGTTTGCGACGATGCATTTAA